ACTACATTATGCCTTGATTGCACTGCATGTGCATGATCTGGAACATCCAGAGGGCTAACCGGCTTGGGCGGCGGTGAGTGATTTCCTAACTATACTTCTCTCCTCGTTATTCACCGCCGCCCACTCTTTTATTATAAATAAGTATGTTCACACATATTTAGGAGAATACAAACATGGCAAAGATAGTTGAAATGTCTTATTTCCGAGACAGCATTTCAGACCCGTGGCCCGAGGGCAATACACCGAGAGCTGAAACATGGGAGTCTATCGTGCATGATATAATGAACACTTATAATGGTGTTCTTTCTGTTGAATTTTCTGAGGACAATCTTCAGAAGAATATTGTTCTGATGTTTCCTGATGAAACTAACCTTCCTGATGTTAAGGAGGCGTTTGAAGCAGGACTCAATCATAGTGCCGAAGAGAAGGCAGAGATTCAAGCTATGAAGGATGCTGGTAAATATCAAATGACCATTGTCGATGAATAACACTTGATTATTAGGAGCCTTATGTTAGAATAAGGCTTCTTTCGTTTTAATATTATATTATGGAGCTACACTATGAAAATCTCTAAAGCTACTTTAGATGTATTGAAAAATTATGCTAGTATCAATACGAACATCTTGGTTCGTGAAGGCAACACACTAGCAACAATCAGCACAGGCAAAAATATCTTTTCCCGGGCAACGGTCGCTGAGACTTTTGATCGGGAGTTTGCTATCTATGACTTAAACAGCCTTCTTGCTCTCTTGACTCTAATGGAAGACACCGATGTAGAGTTTGGTGAAGAGAGCATCACTATCAGCAAGGATCGAAGTCAGTTTGAATACTATTATGCTGACCCAAGCATTGTAGTATCCGCCCCTGACAAAACCATTGAAGTAGATAATCACTACGGGTTTAACTTGTCTTCTCAAGATGTTCAGATGGTCATGAAAGCGGCGGCAATTGTCTCTGCTCCTATGCTGAGTGTTGTATCTAAGGGTGGTCAAGTTACTCTATCTGTAGGTGACCCATCTACTCCTCGAAGCAATACTTTCCGAAACATCATCGGAGACTGTGATAAAGAATTTGATTGCCGACTTGCAATCGAAAACTTCAAGATCATTCCAGGTGACTATGAGGTTACTTTATCTCAGAAAAAATTCATGTATCTGAAAAACAAAAATACTGACATTCAGTATTGGCTTGCACTTGAGCCTAGCTCAGTTATCTAAGGAGATTTCGATGGCAAATTTTACTTACCGAGTACCGAATGTAATTTTTAAAACTCGGGTGCGTGATGAAAGTATCACTGAAGGAAATCCCTTTCGATGGGAGCATGTAACCTCTCAAGAACTCTTTGCTGGGAAACGAGTCATTGTATTCTCACTTCCTGGAGCATTCACTCCTACATGTTCTACATTCCAGTTGCCTGACTTTGAGAAAATGTTTCCTGAGTTTCAGGAACAGGGCATTGATGAAATCTATTGCATGTCAGTGAACGATGCATTCGTGATGAATGCTTGGGCTAAGTCTCAGGGGTTGCGGAATGTAAAGGTGATTCCTGATGGTTCTGCTATCTTCACTACTTACATGCATATGGATGTGAAGAAAGACAATCTAGGCTTCGGTGTTCGCTCTTGGCGTTATGCTATGATTCTTGATGATATGAAAGTCGAAAAGGCTTTTGTGGAACCTGGTCTACAGGACAATGCGGATGATGATCCATATGGTGTCACTTCCCCGCAGAATATCATGAAGTATTTGAAAGGTGAGGATTTTGATGCAGGACCCACAACGGGCAGACAACTTACCCTAAACTTGTCTGATGGTGTTGACTCAAAGGCGACAATGAGTTAAACTAGTATTTTATATTATGAGAGGTGAATAATGTCAGATGAATTTTTGTGGGTCGAGAAGTATCGACCTCGTACACTTGATGAGTGTATTCTGCCTGATGCGCAGAAGGATGTGTTCAAGCAGTTTGTTGCGTCAGGTGAGATTCCTAACATGCTCCTCTGCGGCACTGCTGGCACAGGTAAGACTACAGTTGCCCGTGCCCTTTGCAATGAAATTGGGTGTGACTACATTGTAATCAACGGCTCAGAAGAATCAGGCATTGATGTACTTCGCACAAAGATCAAAAACTTTGCGAGTACAGTTTCATTTGAAGGTAAGCCTAAGGTTGTTATCTTAGACGAGGCTGACTATCTGAATCCTAATTCTACACAGCCTGCTCTTCGTGCATTCATCGAGGAGTTTTCTAAGAATTGTCGATTCATCTTCACATGTAATTTTAAGAATCGTATCATTGCTCCTCTACACAGTAGGACTACTGTTGTTGAATTCAAACTTGTGAATGGTCAGAAGAAAAAGATGGCTACCAAGTTTCACAAGCGCATGATGGATATCCTAAAGACTGAAGGCGTAGAGTACAATGATAAGGTTCTCGCTGAACTGCTGATGAAACACTTCCCTGACTATCGCAGGGTGTTGAATGAGTTACAGCGATACAGTGCGGGCGGTGTCATAGATGAGGGCATTCTAAGTAACCTATCTGAACTGAACACTAAGGCTCTAGCAGATGCCCTAGCAGATAAAGATTGGAAGAAGATGCGTCAATGGGTCGCTAACAATGTTGACTCGGACCCGCAAACTGTGTACAGAAAAGTATACGATACACTGCTTGAGCGAGCCAAGCAGGTACCGCAGTTTGTGTTAATCATTGCCGACTATCAGTACAAAGCGGCATTTGTAGCAGACCAAGAGATTAATCTCACGGCATGCTTAACCGAGATTATGGCGAATGTTGAAATCAAATAGGGTTACAGTTTGTATGTATACTCTGAATAATCTATTTCTATATATTTAATGATTTTATCTAGACGGCTACACTTCATTAATCTGTCGAATTTTTTCCATAGTCTTTTCATTGAATTCACACAAAAATGAAGAGGCAAAGAATTATTGCCATAGAAAAACGAAGTAATAACATATGGCGATAAGCCTGATCAACCGTGTAAGATTTATTAAATAGTGATTTCATGGTGCCCCCTATAATTACTATTAATATATTAAGTATATATACTATATATAATAATTTAAATTTCAATGTTACAAAATTGTGACAAAAGGGTGAGAAATGTCGGAAAAAAATGACCAACTCCTTGTGAAGATAAACAAGGAAGACAAAAAGGAATTCATCAAGGTGTGTAAAGAACTTGATACTTCTGCAAGCCGTGAGGTAAGGCACTTCATTAAGAAGTTTATCAAAGATAATAAGTAATGTGGTCCTTTGACAATCTAAATGCAGTGCATCTAGAGTTGAGTAGCCGATGTAATGCCGCTTGTCCTGGTTGCCCAAGATTCCTTAGAAACTCACCTAATGTTGATCCTGACTTAACACAAAGAGATATTAGCCTATCTGATTTCAAGTCTTGGTTTAGTCCAGAGATCCTCAAGAAAATTAGAAGCTGGCACATTTGTGGCACTCATGGTGACCCTATCACATGTAAGGATTTGATTGAGATTGTAAGTTACATTTGTGAATACAGTGATGGTTCAATTCAAATTCACACTAATGGCGGGGCAAGAAATGAAAACTTCTTTTCAAAATTAGGAAAGGTTTTATCCGACAATACAATACCAGGTAGAGTTAGAGGAGTCGTCTTTTCTGTTGATGGCTTAGAAGATACCAATCACTTATATAGAAGACAGGTGAAGTGGGATAAACTGATTAAAAATATGAAAGCCTATGTAGCCACCGGGGGAATGGCAGGCTGGCATTTTCTTAGGTTCGCACACAACTACCATCAGATTGAAGAAGCAAAGCAATTAGCAGAAAGTCTTGGTGTGCATTTTAAAGTTAAGAATCCTTTTGGTGTTGATGGTGTGGGTATGCCTGTATATGATAAAAGTTATAACTTAGACTATGTTATAAATCATTATGAAAGACCTGAAGAAAAACCATACACACCTCCTGAAATAGGCTACATCGCACCTATGCCTAAAAAAACAAACAAGCAAGGATGCATTGAGTGTGCGTCATTTAGGCAGTATGGAACTCTTAACATAAATGAGATATACATTGACCACTTGGGTCGTGTACATCCATGCTGTTATGTTGCTAACAAAATGTTTGGTCCGTCTATATCAGAAGAAGCTACCGAAGTTAGGTACATACAAAGTAAGTTGAGAAATAAAAATAGTCTGTATTACCATAATCTAAAGGAAATCATTGACAGCGATGTGCTTAAAGTATATAGTGATAGCTGGGAAAATAAATCTATTAATCAATGCTGGGTACAGTGTGGTGGAGATAGACTCATTGATAAATTATTTGTAAGGGAAATTGAATGATTAAATGTCTTGACATCAACATTGAAGAGACTTGCCCTGAGATGTCAGAGCAAGTTTTTTCTGACCTCAAGGAACATTTGATTGTAGTGATACCTAGACAGACTACTGACCCTATTTACGCATCAAGGCTCATTCACAACATGAGTTATCTTGCTAACATGGATCAGCTAGTATGGGATACTGAAGGTAACATGTTAGGTTCACCTGAGTCGTACATAGACCCATGGAGTGTAGATACTATGCCTGTGCAGAGAGTCACAGGAGAAAAGAAAGCCGATAATTACACTGGCATATTTCCTGTAGGTGAACTAGGTTGGCATGCCAACTTGAATGGTCCTAAGAGAGCAGATGGGGTAGCACTACAAGGTGTGCGTGATGTTGCTGGAACAGTTACCTCTTGGATAAACACTGCTGAAGTCATTAAAGAAATGAAAGTAGAAGAGCCTGACCTGTATGATTCTATTCAAGATAAGTGGTGTTCCTATAAATATGATGGTGGACTTGGATGGTCTACACCTGTGAACGAAAAGCAAATCGCTTACATGCAAAAGAACGCCAATGAATATTCTATGCGAATACTGCAAAAGAATGTAGCAGGTGTTGAAGGAATGTATTTCTACACCAATAACAATCAGGAAGCAGTTGACTATGAATTAATGTCTGAACTGAAATCTTTTATTCACCAAGAAAGATTCATGTATCATCATCATTGGGAAGTCGGCGATCTTGTTTTGAGTGACCAACTTCTAACACTACACAGGAGAGAGCCTTACCCTACCAGTGTGTTAGAAAAGCGTGTGCTTCACAGATGGACATTTCCTATCAGCAATGCAATCGACCCTGAATACATTTTAAAGAGGAATAGTTAATGCTTGAAGGCATGGGTGATCCAGTAGTCTCTTTTGATGCTGAAGAATACAAAGAAAAGAAAAAGGCAATCAGCCCTTTTGATTTTGCTAATAGTATCAATCATAGCAAAGAAAACTTGATTGTTGATGACTGGAGCGAGAAGCAATACAATGCTTTCATCGTGAACAAGGCTATGAGTTATGGTCCTGACACTGTGATTGCGGCAAATGAAATGAATGCTCGTCCTCACATAGCATCAAAGATGCAATATGATTTTCTTTTGAATGTAGTGCGACCTAAGAAACGATACAACAAATGGTTAAAGCCCGAGAAAGAGGAAAGGCTAGAGATTATCAAAGAGTACTATGGCTATAGCAATACTAAGGCGCAAGAGGCGTTGAGATTGTTATCAGAAAAGGATTTAGATGTGTTGAAACAAAGGATGTTCAAAGGAGGTAAGTAAAACTCATTATTTTATAAATAGAGTCAATAAACGATGCTTTTTGCTTTATTGATTATAATAGGAATAAAAAAATGAGTGACTTTTTTGACATTGATATTCCCGGCTATGTGCCGCTGGAAGTCAAGCTAGAACATGCAGATGATTTTCTGAAAATTCGTGAAACCTTATCACGCATTGGAGTGGCATCTCGCAAAGACAAAACCCTGTATCAGTCCTGCCACATTTTACACAAGCAAGGTAGATACTTCATCACACACTTTAAAGAGTTGTTTGCCTTGGATGGTAAACATGCAAACTTAGACGATACGGATTTGGCTAGAAGAAATGCAATCGCAAAACTTCTAGCAGACTGGGGATTATTGACGATGGTTTCTCCTGAGTTGCATGAAGACCTTGCACCTATAGGACAAATTAAAATTATATCTTATAGAGAGAAAGATGAATGGGAACTAGTGACGAAATACAACATAGGGCGGAAGAACTAGATTGTTGTACCCCTGTACCTGATCTTATAACCGAAGAAGAAAAGACACAACTACTAGAAATTTGGAATTGGATTAAATCCAATTACCTAATTGAATATCAAAGGGATACCTACCCAGGATATATGCTCAATGGTGTATATTCTTCGGATATATGGTGTAACTGGAGAAGCAAAGACAGAAGGTATGTTGTGTCTCTTGCGCAAAGGTATCCCCATCCTCAACCTAAATTACTTACTGCTTCACTGGTAGTAATTCACAAAGGGGGGATAGGGGCTAAAAAGCACATAGACAAACACCCTGGTAGAAGGTGTGTGGTGTCCATTCCTCTGCAAACAGAATCGCCAATACTTTTTTACGAAAACGAAAACAGCACAGAACCAATGGTGTCGGTTAAATATGATACTCCTATGTTATTAAATGTAGGACAAAAGTATCATTCAGTACCATCTTCTGACAAAGATAGAGTCATGCTTCAGCTAATTTATGGTGAAACATACCAAACAATGAAAAAAAGATTTGAGGAGTGGGGGCAAAGTATATAAATATATGTGAAGTGCCGAAAGGGCTTCGTAAATGAAAACTCGCTTAATAAAGGAGACCTATAATGGTTACTAAAAAATATACCGTATCTGATCTACACGACTTTGCAAATAATGTTAAGCCATTCTCAATTGGCTTTGAATCTATCTTTGATAATTTGTTTACTACTGCCGAAGTGGCAAACAATTACCCTCCCTATAACATCATCAAAGACGATGATGAAAACTATACAATAGAAATGGCTTGTGCAGGCTTTCATGCAGATGAATTTAATATTCATGTTGTTCCTGATGGCAACAAGTTAGTTGTTCAGGGTGTACAAGACCGCGGTGAAGATAAAAGAGAATTCTATCACAGAGGGATTGGTGCTAGAAACTTCACTAGAACTTTTGCATTGACAGAGGATGTTAAAGTTACTGGTGCTGACTACAAGGACGGTGTTTTGATTATCGGACTTCGACGGGTGATACCCGAAGAGAAAAAGCCCATTGAAATTAAAGTGGGTTCTGTAAAGTCTAAAAAAGAATTATTGCAAGGCTAACTAATACGGGGGGATTTATTCCCCCCAAATTTAAGGAACTATATTATGAGTGATAAAAATATTCAAGTAGTAAAATTAATTTCTGGTGAAGAAGTTATTGGTAGCATTGAGGACATTGAGATTGAAGGTAAACCTGTAATCAAAATTACAAAACCTGCAATCATTCTTCTGATACCCAAAGAGAACAATCCAAATGAGGCACAAATTGCCCTAGCTCCCTGGGTACCCTATGCGGACGAAGGCGGTGTCTTTCTTATGGTTCATGCTGTATCAGCAATCATTATGCCCAAAGCAGATATTGTAAATGAATACACCAGAATCACTTCTAACATCATTCAACCCGATAAAAAAATTGTGACCTAATACCCTGTTTCGGCTAAAAACCCTTTGACTTTAAACTTAATATTATGTATAGTGTGAAACATGGAAAAAGAATTTTACAGCTGGGCGTGGCAATACGGCAACAAGGTATTGGTTCGTGGTGTTCGCAACGGTAAAAGATTTACCACAAAGCGAGACTTCAAACCTACCTTGTATGTTCGTGCTGATGGGGACTCTCCTTACAAAGGTCTTTATGGAGAGAATATCAAACCTATTGAGTTTGGGAATAACTCAGATGCAAAAGAATTTTTAGATAATTATTCTGAAATTGAAAACTATCCTATATACGGTCAGACTGATCTGACATACCAGTTTCTTTCTTCTGAATATCCTAACGAGATTGATTTTGATTTGTCACAACTCTCAGTGTGGTCTATGGACATTGAGACAACGGCAGAGTCTGGCTTTCCCAGCGTAGATAACCCTACTGATAAAGTCCTTTTGATTACGATGATGAATAATCATACAAAGGAGATCATCACTTGGGGTGAGGGTGAATGGACACCCGGTCCTGAAACAAAAGACTTGAATGTAAACTATACTCCTTGCGATGATGAGAAACAACTTCTCACAAAGTTTGGTACATGGTGGTGTAATGAATACCCAGACATCGTTACTGGTTGGAACATTGAGTTTTTTGATATTCCTTATATTGTTGCCCGCATGGATAGAATATTTGGGAATGATGCTAAGAACTCTCTCTCGCCTTTTAACATGACAAGGCGAAAAGGTATCACGATCAATAACAAGGAACAGACTACCTACGACATAAAAGGCGTTTCGATTCTGGATTACTTGGACTTGTATAAGAAGTTTACTTATTCTAACCAAGAGTCCTACAAACTAGATCACATTGCAGAAGTTGAACTAGGTAAAAACAAACTTGAGAGCGGCTTTGATACTTTTAAGGAGTTTTACGAAAACGATTGGCATCGATTCATTGATTACAATATCATTGATACAAAACTTGTGGACGAACTTGAAGATAAGATGAAACTTATCGAACTGATTGCTACCATGACATACGATGCCAAGGCAAACTTCAGAGACATTTTTTCTTCGGTGCGAACTTGGGACTGCTTGTTGTATAATCACTTGCTGTCTAAAAACATTATGATTCCTCAGAAAAAGAATATGCAAGGTCGTACAATTGAAGGTGCATTTGTGCAGGAACCTAAGCCCGGTCCTTATAAGTGGGTGATGGCATTTGATGCTACATCTCTGTACCCTTCTATTCTTATGCAATACAACATGTCTCCTGAAACGCTTGTGCCTGGTATGGTAGATGTAAATGTTGAAGGAATGCTTGAGCGAAAATATAAAATTGATGATGATTATGCTGTCACTGCCAATGGTGCAAGGTTCAGTAAAGACTCTCAGGGATTGTTTCCTGAGATTGTACAAAAGTTTTTTGATGATCGACAGAAATACAAAAAGCTGATGATTCAGGCTCAAAATGATTATGAGTCTACAAAAGATCCTAAGTATTTGAATGATATTGCTAAGTACAATAACTATCAGATGGCAAGAAAGATTCAGTTGAACTCTCTCTATGGTGCGATGGGCAATCAATACTTCCGTTACTATGATGATAGGATTGCTGAAGGCATCACAATGACAGGTCAGTTTATTATTCGTGAAACTGCAAAGGCTCTTGATGCATTTTTAAACAAGGTGTGTGGTACGAAGGATCAGATGTATTCTTTTTATTCTGACACTGACTCTTGTTACATCACAATGGACAATCTTGTACAAAAATATTTGGCTAAGAAAAACTACAGTGGTATTATCGATGCTCTGGATAAAATTGGGAGCGAACAGATTGAGCCGGCGATTGCTAAATCGATGACAAAGTTGGCGAAATATACCAATGCGTTTGAAGAAAAGATTGTGTTCAAGCGTGAGGTAATTGCTGATAAAGGCATTTGGGTTGCGAAGAAACGATACGCATTGAATGTGTATGACAATGAGGGGGTTCGCTACAAAGAACCTAAACTGAAAGTGATGGGTCTTGAGATTGTTCGATCATCTACGCCCGCACCTGTTCGTGTGAGCCTTAGAGAGGCGGTTAAACTTTGCTTGACTGCTAAAGAAGACACACTGCAAAACTTTGTTGAAAGAACTTGGCAAGAATTTAAAGAGATGTCTCCAGAACAAATTGCTTTTCCTCGAGGGTGCAATAATTTAGGAAAGTATACTGACTCTGCATCCATCTACACTAAAGGTACACCCATGCATGTTCGAGGTGCATTGATGTATAACTTTCATCTAAATAAAAATAAACTCTCGCATAAGTATGAGAGCATACAAGACGGAGACAAAATTAAATTTTTGTACTTGAAGGAACCTAATCACATCGGTGAAAATTGTGTTGCATTTAATGCCAAACTTCCTGCTGAATTTGATTTGCATCGCTATGTTGATTATGAAACTATTTTTGAAAAGGCTTTTATTGAACCTTTAAACACTATCGCTAAAAGTATTAACTGGAATACAAGACCTGTTGCTTCACTAGAGGATTTGTTTTCGTGATACTAGAGTTTCATGGTATTGAATGGGAGACCATTAACAATTCTTTTTCAGAACGGTATGTTGAATTTTTAAATGAAAGACTTTCTGAATCCGAAGAATACTATGAAGACAATGTTTTTGCACTGTCAACTATAGAAGACCAAATAAAAGAATTGTGCTTGCAATTAGGAATAGAGTATAGTAACATAAACGATGTACATGAAACTACAGTTGCCCACAGACAGGACAATCATCTGTATTCAAAATTAAATGATTTGATTCATTACTATGAAAGGGAGCAAAATAATTATCCCCCTAGGTGGGGATACAGAAATGGAAACTCCGCTATAGAGTTGCAAGATTCTGATTATGATTTTTTTACCGTAAACAGAAAATATGGATATCTTTATGTTATGTATCCTCATGTAGCTAGACATTTTGCTGAAGCGGTTATGGCAGATGATCCTACAGGAACAATACAACCTCAAACTCTTGCCAGACCTAACTTTTTTTGTTGGCTAGGAAAGGATAGTATTGTAGAAAATAAGTTTAAGGTACTAGCACAATCGTTTATTGATAGACATAAATTATCATATGAGTTATCCGATAAAAAACTCGCACTCGGTTACATACCGTTTGCAAAATTAAAAAATGATGTTGTTGATTTAGAAAAAAGGTTAAGAGATGAACACTGAAGATTATGAACAAAGGATTGTTGGCTGGCACCATGATAGAAATTTGATTGAAGGTGCAACTGATAAAGATCAATTGTGTAAACTAGTGCAGGAAGTAGGAGAGCTAAGTGATAACATCTGCAAAGGTCGTTCTGTGGCTGACGATATTGGTGATTGCATTGTGGTGCTTATTAATATTGCAGAGCGTAACAATCTAACACTTAAAGATTGTATGGCAGTTGCATGGAATGATATTAAGGATCGCAAAGGTAAGATGGTCGATGGAATTTTTATTAAAGAGGAATAATTATGAGTCTGATTGACAAACTAAAAAAGAATTCGACAATTAAAGAGTCGAATATTTTAACTGAATCAAAATTCTTTAACACAAAGGACTTGATTCAAACTGCTGTCCCTGCACTTAATGTTGCACTAAGCGGCAGACTTGACGGAGGACTAACACCTGGACTAACAGTCTTTGCAGGCCCGTCTAAACACTTTAAAACTGCTTTTGCAATGTTGCTTGCAAAATCTTATCTGGAAAAATACGATGATGCAGTGGTTCTCTTCTATGATTCTGAATTTGGTGCGCCTCAGGGTTACTTTACTAGTTTCGGCATTGATACAGATCGTGTTATTCACACTCCTATTACTGATATTGAACAACTCAAACATGATGTAATGTCGCAGTTGAATGGTCTTGAAAGAGGAGATCATGTGATTGTGATTGTAGACTCGGTGGGCAACTTGGCTTCTAAGAAGGAAGTTGAAGATGCACTTGAAGGCAAGTCTGTTGCTGACATGACAAGGGCAAAGCAGATGAAGTCTTTGTTCCGAATGATTACCCCTCACTTGACTATCAAAGATATTCCTGCTGTAGTTGTTAATCACACTTACAAAGAAATCGGATTGTTTCCGAAAGATATTGTATCAGGTGGTACAGGTATTTACTATTCTGCTGACAATATCTTTATCATCGGCAGACAACAAGAGAAGCAAGGTACTGACATTGTAGGATACAACTTCATCATCAATGTTGAGAAGTCTAGGTTCGTTAGAGAAAAATCTAAGATTCCTGTCGAAGTCAAATTTGATGGTGGTATCAGTAAGTGGTCGGGTCTGTTAGATATGGCGTTAGAGTCAGGTCATGTTATCAAACCTAGTAATGGTTGGTATCAACATGCTAATGGAGAAAAGAAATATCGTGCAAAAGAAACTTACACGAAAGAATTCTGGTTGCCAGTGTTGACGGATCCTACTTTCACACAGTGGATCGAAAAAAGATATTTAATTTCAGGGGGTGATATTATGTCAGAGGAAGTTTCTGAAGCTGATATTGCCGAAGCATACGGAGAAATATAATGAAAGATAGATTTGACCTTGAACAACAAATTATGGAATGTTGGAATATAGTAGAAGACATTGATGTGACTACATCACACTTTGTTGATAATCCTAAGTGGGCACACATTCCTCCTGATGTTTGCGATGCTTTAATGAATAAGTATTTCGCCATTAAAGAGTTGTACGAAATTCGTTTTGAAAGGCTTTGGGAAACTTTCGGTGAACTCATTCCTGCAATGGATGCGGGTTCAACAAAGGTGGACATCACTAAAGATGTTGGTGAAGTTTCTACAAACATCTCATTCTCTGATGCAATGGATTCTTTTAATGGTTATAGCCCTAAACCTAATCAAACATTTGATACTCCAACTTGGGATAATATGACCTATACAGTAAATGGGGTCACTGGTGACGAAAGTGCTATCACATTTACTTTTGGTAACGAAGACCACGACTATAACGAACAAAAATGATTTGCGACCGTTGCGATAAAAAAATCCTTGACGATGATGCCGCTATGTGTTTTAATAGCGGTGATGAAGAGACATACCTTTGTGAACCTTGTATTGAAGAAATTAAACGGGAATGGATGAGTGAGAATAGAGACACAAATTTTAGCGAATCTGATTAACAACGAACCTTTTCTAAGAAAAGTTATTCCTTTTATTCGGGAAGAATATTTTTCTGAATCTGAGGATAGAAAAGTTTTTCAGACAATCAAAACATATGTTGATAAGTACAATGGCACTCCCACAAAGAGTGCCTTACTTATTGCACTGCAAGAAGATAAATCAGTATCAGAAGATTTGTATCTCAGATGCGAAACCGCTATCAATGGTTTGAATTCAGATTCAAACACAGATGAATCTTGGTTGCTGGATCAAACTGAAAAGTATTGTAAAGATAAAGCAATTTACAATGCTATCATGGACAGCATTCAGATCATCGATGGCACAAACAAAGAGATGGGACCTGATGCATTACCCTCTCTTTTGTCCGCGGCTTTGAGTGTAGGGTTTGATAACAATGTTGGTCACGACTATATCGAAAACGCAGATAAGCGATTTGAATTCTATCATCAACTTGAAGAAAAGATTCCTTTTGACTTAGAATACTTCAACAAGATTACTCAGGGTGGGTTGTCAAACAAAACTCTTAACATTGCACTCGCAGGAACGGGTGTAGGCAAGTCTCTGTTCATGTGTCACATGGCGGCTGGTGCTATCTCTCAAGGCAAAAATGTTTTGTACATAACACTTGAAATGGCAGAAGAAAGAATCGCAGAAAGGATTGATGCGAATCTGATGAATATTCCTATTCAAGACTTGAAAGATATGCCTAAGAAAATGTTTGATGATAGGATCAGCAAGATTAACGAGAAGATTCAAGGAAGACTTATCATCAAAGAATACCCGACTGCATCTGCACACGCAG